GTTCCAGTAGAGACCTTGTGGGTTGTAGATCGACTGCATCGTGATTTCCTTGTCGTACACCATAAACCATTCCCGATCAACGAGAACCGCTTCAAGACCTGTTGACTCGAACCCGTCAATGATCGTGACTTGACCGACGAAATCCGTTTTGTTCATATTAAACGCTTTTGCCAACACATCAACATCGACTTCGGCGTTTAATCGAGCGGAAATGATAAGGTGCATGTCCGAGATGTCGGTACGAGTTTGAACCGCAAGCGAGTTGTATTCTCGTGAACCTTGACCGAGTGACATCAATGTAGCTGTCGTGCGGATTTTTTTGATAAATTCCCGAGCTGTTGTTTCACCGGCAATCGGATCAACCGGAACGACTTTGAAGTGACCTTTTGAGTAGTAGTTGTCGATAATCAATTTCATGTAATTGTATTCATCGACGTTTGCGCTGTTATACATCGCTTGGATGACACGGCTTGTGAAGTCTTCGAAATTGCCCCACGACACGAACGCCGTTTTGAGTGATTGTTGTTGGATCGTTTGTTTGTAGAAACCTTGACGATTGAGTTCGTGGAACAACGTTTTGACATTCGGAATTTCACGTTTGAACACTTGGTCTTCTGCCACTTCCGGATCATATTTCATTTCTTGTGTAATATCAACAAAGATTTCTTCAATCGTACGCCCCATTGGCATTTGACCTTTTTTAAATTTCGCCAAATCGTTTTTCAGTGACGTGGCACGAATAATAACCAAACCGATACGGTCAACGAGTGCAGAAATAAATTCATTTTGAACCGTTTGGTTAATCATCAAACCGGCTCCAACCTGTGCCACGTTGTCAGCGTTCGCAAGTGGAACATAGTTTCGGAATTGATCGGTTGAACTGTTACGGATTGCATTGATGATGTCATACGTGTTAGTGACACCCAAGTTTTCTTTAATGGTATTGATCGTAATACGTGCCATTTATTTTCCCTCCAGTAGTGATTCAAGTGTGACATTCTCCGAAAAATCTTTACCGTCTTCCGGATTGTCGTCGTTTGTTTGGTCGATTGCGGTCATGCGGAATAATTTTGAATTAGACATCAACAAATCTTGGTTGTCTTTTTCAAGTTTTGAAATATTCGATTCAAACGCTTGGTGATCGTCAAGAACACTGCTGTAGTCAGCACGTAATTCCTGTAATAGTTCAGTGCGTTCCGTGTGTGTTAATTCGGGGTTATTCAATTTTGATAGGCGTTCTTCATATTCATCCCGGCTCATTGGCATGATGATCGTGTCTCCCTTCAATTCCTTGTTTTCCTTACTCCTCTATTATACCCTGTTTCCATCCCCTTATAATAGGAAGAAAAGCGGAAATCTTGAAAAGGTAGAAGTTTTTTCAAATAATGTTTGCTTTTTCTGATTCCATCCTTTATACTAAGGTTAGGAGTTAAGAAAGAGACACCCTAAACGGTTAACGAAAATAAACCAAAATTAAACGTTGACTTTCACACACAAAAGGGTTACACTTTAATTAACGGTTAAGGGTGTTAAATTCTTCTCCGAAAATAGAATACAGAAAAGAGGACAAAGAAAATGAAAAAAGTCATGCAGAAAGAAGTAACGCAGACGACAATCAAAATGGCACGTATTGAAGTCATCGAAGGGGAAACGCAACTCGTACAATTACCGGAAGCGATTCAACTCGGAAACATCTCAAAAGAACGGGCGCAAAAATGGGCAACGCGGGAACACGGTCAAGGGGTTACAGTGACACACGTTGAACCGAACACACTCCGTTACGAAATGGATGTTCTCGAATTTATTGAAATCGCTCGGTTGGTTGAACCAAAATCAGATGAAGCCGAAACACTCGAAGCGTAAACCAAATAAAATCAGCAAAGTGCAAATTTCTGATTTTATTCACAAACAACTAAACTTACACTCAAAGGGGATTAATCAAAATGGAAAACACAACAAACGAATTAGCGGTAACAATGACGGAAGAAGTCATGACGGTTTCACCGGACGGAAAAAGCATGATCGTTCGTGATGCAGAAGGAAAATTCAAACGCAAAGCGATTTTCAAACAGTGGATGTCATTCACACCCGAAACACGGGAACAGAAATTGCACGTGTTCAACTTGTTAAATTCCGATGAAATGGCACACCCGATGAAAGATAAAGTAGGAACACAAATCAAAATTGCAGATGTCATCTTTAACCCATATGATCGAGTGGATGAAGAAACGGGCGAAATGCAAAACGGAATTCTCACGTACCTGATTCAACCGGACGGTGAAGCGTTTGTTACATCATCTAAATCGGTGTACTACTCACTTGAAAATGCCTTTAAAGCGTTCGGCACACCTCACTATGGTGAAGGTGAAGAATTGACGGTTGAAGTCGTCTTGAAAAAAGGTCTACAATTCAAATATGTAGATGTTAAGATCATCGGGTAATTCTTGAAAGGGGTGATACAATGCCTATCACGAAATCGGGGATTTATCACAACTTAAAAGAAAGTCATTACACGGTTTCTAACTCAGAAGCCGTGTTTTTCTTTTCGTCGGTTGTGAATCTCAATAAGTTCTTGGAACGGTACGCCGATCACCGGGTAACGTTTGATCGGAAAATGAAGAAGTTTACCGGCGACACGCCGTATAATTTAGATACCCTAGCCGATATTGTGCTATATGAAACGATTGAAAAACGTGGGTTTCATTGTTGGGTCAAAGGGGTTGTGATGGATTGGCAAAACATGCACGCATACGCATTACGCAAAATGACCGAAAAAGACACGCTAATTTGGCGAAAAGAGCAAAAGCCAAGCTTGCGAGAACGAAGAAAAATCATCCAACAATCGACCTAAGTGGAGATATTCAAATTAAGTCGATTACAGATTTTAAAACACGGGATGAATACAACGAATGGTCACAAAAAATGGAATCGTTTTTAGACCGTTCAAACTGGAAATATCAGTTTAAGAAAAACAAATACGGATTGTCAATCAGTAAAAGTGACGAAAACAAACTGATTCGTAAAACAAAATTAGCGCAAGAAAAAGCAAAAAAACAACTCGAATATGCAGAAAAATTACCGTTTGTAATGGGCGGTAAAGCATACGGAACAGTTGGGGATCGTATCCGACAGATGCCGGATGCACACGAACTCAATATTTACATTCCGCCCGATTTCAATTTTGATGCCATTCAAAACCCATCGCAACTCCGAATGAAAAGCGATTCAATACACAAAAGAGCCAACCCGGATAGCATTGATAAACGAATGGAAGACATGCGAGACAATTTTATGACAGTTCTTGAAAAAAGCCACAACAGCGATGCAGACGAACTGATCGAACGATTAAAAAATGTACCACCAAAAATATTCTTGGAAATGTATTGGCAATTTGAAGAATTTGATTTTACCTTATATCGTTCCGATCCGGATGAAAAATTTGTACAGGAAATTAAAGACCGGGGAACGGACGACATTAATCAAATGATTGCCTACATTGATGCGTATGAAAAAGGGAACTTAACTTTTGATATGATGGGATTTGATAGATAATGAAGATAAACAAAACCGTCACCGGGGAGGGTAACGGATATGAAAAAACGTTATTCATGTGACTTTGAAACGACCACAGATCCGGATGATTGCCGGGTGTGGGCGTATGGGTGGATGGAAATTGGAAAGACAAACAACTACCGGATCGGAAATGACTTGGTGGATTTCATGGAATGGGTCGAAAAGTGTGACGGCATTTTATACTTTCATAACCTCCGGTTTGACGGTGAATTTATTGTCAACTGGTTACTCCATAACGGATACAAGCGAGACGATTCCGGAAAGCCGAAAACATTCAACACCACAATCAGTAGCATGGGGCAATGGTATGCGATAGATATTTGTTACGGATACAGGAAAAAAAAGAAACTCCATACCGTCATTTATGATTCACTCAAAAAGTTACCGTTTCCTGTTAAGACGATTGCCAAAGCGTTCAATCTCGAAATTATGAAAGGCGATATTGATTATCACACGTATCGTCCCGTCGGACATATCATCACATCAGAAGAAGAAGCTTACATCAAGAATGATATTCAGATCGTGGCAGAAGCACTCGATATTCAGTTCAAACAAGGACTCGAAAAACTTACAAACGGGTCGGACAGTTTACACGGTTTCAAGACGAGTATCAGTAGCAAAGAGTTTGAAAAACTGTTTCCCATACTCAGTTTAGAGACAGACAGCGACATTCGGAAAGCATACCGAGGTGGGTTCACCTGGTTAAATGATCGGTTCAAAGGTCAAGAAGTCGGAGAAGGGATTGTCTATGATGTCAATAGTCTATACCCGTCTCAGATGTATGATCGCTTGTTACCAGTCGGTAGACCAATCTTTTACACCGGAGAATATGTA